GGAGCAACTTTTGCTTCAACAGGAGGTGGTGCTGGTCTAGGACCAGGTCAACAAGGTGCTCCAGGTGGATCTGGTGGTGGATCGGGAGAAGGTGGAGGACCTGCGGGAGGAGCTGGAAATGCTGGAGGTTATTCACCCCCAGAAGGTAATCCTGGAGGAGATGCTGCAGGAAACCAAAGTGGAGGTGGTGGAGGCGGAGCTGGTGGTGCTGGAACAGCAACACCAAATGCTACTGATGGTGGACCAGGTGGTGCTGGATCAAGTGGTTGGCCAGGCGACTGTACTACAAGAGCAGGTGGTGGCGGTGGAGCTGGTGCTGGAGGACCTGGTGGAACTGGAGGATCAGGTGGTGGTGGTAGAGGTGGTGAATACAATAATGAATTAGTACCTGCTGCTGATCAAGATGGAGATATTAATACTGGTAGTGGAGGTGGATCAGGACAAGGTTTAAACATTCCTCCTGCTGCGCCAACTGGACCAAAAAGAGGAGGTCTAGGTGGATCAGGTGTTGTAATTCTTCAATACCCTGCGTGCACAGTTGGAGCGCCTTTAATTACTGGTGGTTGTAAAACAAGTACACCTACTACGATTACACATACATTTAATGCAACAGATGACTTTGTTGTACCTTTCTAATACTTGACAGTTTATTGATAAGATATTATAAGAATTTAGAAATAATATGAACTTAACAAATTACTGTTGGTGGTTTCAAAAAGCAGTTCCTGAAAGAATTTGCGATGATATCGTCAAATATGCAAAATCAATAAAAGATGAAATGGCTGTAACAGGTGGTTATGGTAATAAAAAATTAAACGCTAAAGAAGTTAAAGATTTAAAAAAGAAAAGAAATTCTGATATTGTGTGGTTAAATGATCGTTGGATATATAAAGAAATTCAACCTTATATAAATCTTGCAAATCAAAATGCAGGTTGGAACTTTCAATGGGATTGGTCTGAATCTTGTCAATTTACAAAATATAAAAAAGGACAATACTATGATTGGCATTGTGATAGTTGGGATAAACCTTATTTACCACAAAACCAAAATGATCCAACTTATGGTAAGATTAGAAAATTATCAGTGACGTTATCTTTATCTGATCCTAAAGAATATTCTGGTGGTGAACTAGAATTTGATTTTAGAAATATGGACCCAGATAAAAAAAGAAATGTTTATAAATGCACAGAAATATTACCTAAAGGTTCATTAGTTGTATTTCCTTCATTTGTATGGCATAGAGTATGTCCAGTAAAAAAAGGCTCTAGATATTCATTAGTTATATGGAATTTAGGTTGGCCATTTAGATAGGAGAAATATGAAAAAGAAAAAACAAAAAGAAATTAAAAAAGACATATTAAATACAGAACATTACTTTCCTTGTCCGATTTATTGGATGGATAAACCTGAATGGGTTAGCAAATTAGATAAAGCTTCTGATCCTTTTATTAAGGAAGCACAAGAAAATAATAAAAAACTTATTAAAGAACGAACTAAAAAATTTGGTGATAAAAAAGATCACGGTATGGTTCACCATTCTACAAGTTTAATTAATCATCCAGATTTTATGGAATTACAAAATTGGATATTAGCAACTGCACATAATTTATTAACTGAACAAGGTTTTGATTTAACTAACCATCAATTATTTTTAACTGAATTATGGGTACAAGAATTTTCTAAATTAGGTGGTGGACACCATACATTACATACACATTGGAATGGACATATGTCAGGATTTTATTTTTTAAAAGCTAGTGATGCTACATCAGCACCTGTATTTGAAGATCCAAGAGCAGGTCGTATGATGAACTTACTACCTGAAAAAGATAAATCACAAGTAACAATGGCTACATCACAAATACATTATAAAGTAAAACCAGGAAGATTAATTTTTTTTAATTCTTTTATGCCTCATCTTTATTCTGTTGATAATGGTTATGAACCATTTAGATTTATACATTGGAACATACAAGCAATATCAAAAGGAGTATTAAACGTTGGGAATAATAAAACGGAAATTAAATAATTTCGTACAAACTTTATTAGGTGTAAATAGAAGTAGAAGACCAAATGATTTTGTAGAAAACTTAATTGAACAAAAGAAACAAGAGATACAAAGGAGAAAAAATGTCATTCAAAAAAAATAAATACAAAGTATTAAAAGGAGCCATATCAAAAGAGTTGGCACAATTTTGCTATACTTACTTTTTAAACAAAAGAGCTGTAGCAAGAGTTATGTTTGATTCTAAATACATATCACCTTATACGGAATACTTTGGTATATGGAATGACCAACAAATTCCTAATACGTATTCTCACTATTCTGATTTAGTAATGGAAACTTTATTACAAGGTTTATTACAAAAAATGGAAAAAGAAACAAATTATAAATTACAACCTGCATATTCATATGCAAGAATTTATAAAAATGGAGATGTGTTACATAGACATAAAGATAGATATTCTTGTGAAATATCTACAACATTAAATTTAGGTGGTGACCCTTGGCCAATTTATCTTGATCCAACTGGTAAAGAAAAACAAGCAGGCATCAAAGTAGATTTAGATCAAGGTGATATGCTTATTTATATGGGATGTGAATTAGAACATTGGAGAGAAGCATTTACTGGTAAAGATTGTGGTCAAGTATTTTTACATTATAATGATTCTAAAAAGAAAGAAGCTAAAAATAACCTTTATGATACAAGACCTTTATTAGGTTTACCTTCTTGGTTTAAAGGCTTTAAAATTAATAAAAAGTAATATATAGTTCTTGTTTGATGAGGAGTGTTACCACCACACTACACTCCTCATCTAATAAGGATATTATATGCCATTAAGTAAATTAATATTTAAACCTGGTATCAATAAACAAGACACACAATACGGCGCCGAAGGAGGTTGGATTGATTGTGATAATGTTAGATTTAGATATGGACTACCTGAAAAGATAGGTGGTTGGTCCGATGCCGTTGGTAAAACAATGATCGGTGTAGCAAGGGATATACATACCTTTACGGATAATGCTGGGGACAGTTTTGCTAGTATTGGTACAGATAGAAAGCTTTACGTATTCTTTGATAACAACTTTAATGACGTCACACCTATAAGATTAACTCAATCTGCTTCTTTTAGTTTTACATCAGGATCTCAAACCGTTACCGTTACTTCTGCTTCTCACGGCGCAGAACAAGGAGACTTTGTAACCTTTAGTAGTGTATCAGGAGTAAGTGTAGTTAACGTAACTGATTCTGATATGGAGAATGAATTTGAAATTTTATCAGTTACAAGTGCTAATACTTTTACCATTAGTGTTGCTGATTTAGGCATTACACCAGGCACCGTTACAACAGGTGGATCAGGTACAGCTGCTTTTCAAATAGACATTGGTGTAGACATATCAAATTTTGGTGATGGGTGGAACGCCGGATCGTGGAGTCAATCAACTTGGAATACACCTAGAACGAATACTGTACTAATTGAAGAATCAAGAATATGGGCTTTAGATAATTTTGGTGAAGACTTAATTGCAACGATCATTGGTGGTAAAACATATAGATTAGATACTTCTGCTTTTAAATCAGATAAAACAACTAGAGCTACGGAAATAACTCAAGCTCCTGATCAATCAAGATTTATGTTAGTGTCGCCTAGAGATAGACACTTAATATTTTTAGGAACTGAAACCATACCAGGAACATCTTCATCATTTGATCCAATGGCAGTATTGTTTGGTTCACAAGAATCTTTAACTGACTTTACACCTACCGCAGTTAATACGGCAGGTTTTCAAAGATTATCTTCTGGTAATAGAATTATAACGGCAACAAGAACCAGGGGTGACATTTTAATCTTGACGAATACATCCGCACACTCAATGCAGTTTGTAGGACCACCATTTACTTTTGGTTTTAAACAAATTGGTACAAATTGTGGTGCAATATCAACTCACGCAGCGCAAGAAGCAGAAAACATTGTATATTGGATGTCTGACGGTGCTTTCTTTTTATTCGACGGGGTAGTAAAAGAAATACCTTGTAGCGTACAAGACTATGTATTTGATGACATAGACCAAGATGCTAAACGAAACATTTACTGTGGCGTAAACCTAGACTTTGCAGAAGTTAATTGGTTCTATCCATCTAATGGATCTGACTTTATCGATAGAGTAGTAACTTATAATTATTTAGAACAAGCTTGGACTATTGGTTCATTAGCTAGAACAACTTGGACACCTAAAGACATATTTGCGTTTCCTCTTGCAACTAGCTACAATAGTAATTCAACAGCAACGGCACAACCAACTGTAATTGGTGTTACCGCTGGAAGATCCATTTTATATAACCAAGAAAATGGAACTAACAACAACGGTTCAGCTATGACTGCTTACATTACTTCTGGAGACATCGACATTGTAGATGGTGATAATAATATGTTTATTAAAAGATACATACCAGACTTTAAATCACAAGATGGAGAAGTTGAAATGTCTTTCTTTGTTAGACAATATCCAGGACAAGCACAAACAACAGCATCACTAACAACAGTTTATTCAACGACTACCAAAGTAGATATGAGAGCAAGAGGTAGACAGGTTGCAATTAAAGTCTTAAGTAATGACATCGATGCAAACTGGAGATATGGAACTTTAAGGGTTGATGCACAACCAGATGGAAGAAGATAATGGCAAAACTAGAACAACCACGTTTAGCAAACGCAACGCCTAATTACAGTCAAACTCAATTAGACCAAATCATAAGAACATTAGAGCAAATGGTACTTGCTTTAAATACTACGTTTACTGATGATGCTGAAAACAAAGCAAATGCTGAAACTTGGTTTATGATGAGGTAATATGAGTTGTAATAATATAAATAGAGAACTACCTTTTGGTTTAGATGTTGCAGCAGGTAAGATACCTGGTGTTAATGCTCTTTATAAATTTGGAGATAATTCTGCAATTAGCAACACG